CCAAATACCCAAATACATAGAATAACTACTCAATAGGTACCCACCATATGCAAATCCAGCATTTACAGTTATGTACAGACTAAATATTGAAACCAGCCATAGACATTGTAGGAACTTCGCCAACGGTACGCCCAATATCGCCCGTATCGGTGTCAAAAGAAATCGGATACTTACCCACAACTGCTGGGCCGCTACGGATAAGAGGGATAGCGACTTCCCGAACATCAGGAGTAGCCCTAGAGCCACCGATTGAAACCAATATATCAACAAAGCGGTTGAAATCGTACCCGTAGGCAACCGAATTCGCTTGAGGTAAGACCGAATTACTTTCATTTGATTCTCTTGGCCTACTTGTTTGATTTGTAACCAGTAACACTACATTTGCTTCCGTAGCTAATGTTTTTAGACCCCGACATTTATTCTTCACTTGATCCCATGATTGCGTACCGTGTTCTTCATCTTGCATAAGATATATACCATCAATAAGAACTAAATCTGGTTTATCTGTCTTCACTATTGAAGCTACTGAAGATACAGTAAATTTATCCGATGGTGTATTTAGATAGAATATTAGATTGGACTTATCAATAGTGTCCAGGTATTTCTGGTAATTCTCTTCAATACCTGGGATACCATATAAAAGCTTCTCATGAGAGATAGGATAACCTGAATCATAGGCTAGTACAGTATCCACACGAGCTTCCATAAAGGTTCTATTTAGCTCTGGAGATATAATAACTACTTTACTACCACGCAAATAATTAGTTAGAGCAATCTTTAAACCTAACCACGATTTTCCGACTTTAGTATCTGCCATGACACCAACCATTTGACCCCGTAACATCATTACTGGATAATTATCAAATGGCTCTATTCCCCACCATAACCGTTGATTAAGGATACCATCGGCTCTATTTTTATAATCATCGAACCTATTCATCGCTTCCGAGTCAATCACCACACGACTCATATCATCATGACGCATTAAAGTTTGCAGTTGATGAATTACGCCGACAAGAGCAGACTCAGAATCCTTCTTGATAGTACCTTCATGGCCTTCAATAATCGTGTAGATACTACGCCGTACAAAATCTTTGCGAAAAACTTCGGCTATATAATCAAAAGAATCCGTGGGGGTATACTTGAATTTAGGGAATGTAGCAGCAATCAGATTGAAATCTGGTGCCGTACCCTGTTTCTCGATGTAGTCCCAAATGAACTGAGCTTCGTCAGTGTAATAGGGGAAGTGTCTGGGGGATAACCGATATTTTTGTCTTAGGATATTTAGATGTTCTGGTGTTTTTAATGAGCTTATTAACGTGCGTTCTATTTCTTCGGGTTCCATACTCTCCCTTCTTTTTTTATCACTAGAAGAGCATTATAGCAAACCTGAGAACCCAAGTCAAGCGATTACCAAAACCAATTTTTAATCACTCTACAGCCTCAACTAACGCCTTCAACTTAGTAAACAATGTCTGTGCTGCTTGCTTCTCAGCAACTGAAAGTTCATCCCAAACAGTCAAAGATTCTTCTATCTCTCTACTAGCAGAAAACCCAGGATGGTCAGGATGTTCTATTTCTCCCCCTACCCACTCATCCCTCAGCCTTTTGTAAAACACCGCTACCGTAAGACTAGTAACAGCATTAGAATCATTGATAGTAAAACTAAGTTCGCCTACTCTTTGATCAATTGTTGCCATTACACGTCCTATGGATGACTAACATGATTCTGACTGAAGTGAGAATTTAATCCAGTTGTATTCTTTCCACTATTATATACGACTGCATACATAACACCTATACCACTTCCCCCACTAGCATAATTCCATGAAGCAGCTTGATCAAAAGTATGCGTATGATTATTTACCACATGGCTATGTGCAGAGGCACTACCAAAACTATGAATATGCCCTATAGACATCAATTTTCCAGCCGTTCCAGCAACAGTAACAGCTACTGGAAATACTGAAGTATTAAACGACACTAAATCATACGTATAAGGCCCACTACCAGCCCTATTATCTAACGAATATAAACCATCAATTGTAGGAGTTGAATTAGATTCCCCAATCCATACTGGTCTGCCATTCGGTAGACTATATGGGATGGTGATAACTGTAGGATTAGCAGCTGTTATAGCGGAAATATCATAATAGCCTTGACCAGTCTGTCCAGATAATGTAGAGTCAGCCGTAGCCCCACCTGTTACACCAGTAGTTAAAGCATTTCCATAAGCAGTTACATGCATCTGAGCATTAGTGTACTTACCACCCGAAGTTGTCCATCTAGTAACACTACAAGAAGCATTAGTCCAGTTGCCAGCACTACCACTACTACCAGCTTCATGTCCACACACATTAGCAAAAACTAACGGAGCAGAATCTAAAGCAGGCAAAACTATATTAAAATTCCCAGATGAATCTATATCCGCATGACTGACAAATCCCGTAAAGCCTACCATCACTTCCGCATTTATCTTGGGAGTATCAGTATTCCACTCATCATACGTAGATCCACTATTAAAAATATCTCTATGAGCTATGTATAAGCCAGAACCTTCTGTAACAGTTCCTGAATTACGAAGATAAAGAGTGGCTTCATCCGTTCCAGGGTGAAAATCAGGAGTACCGCCGCTAACACGCTTATCCCTAGCTATAAACCCTAATCCTGCTCCACCAGAAGCAACACCATCTTCAGCTGCAGTGATTCCAAGATGGTCTATACGCATTAAGTCTTTATCAAGTGTCTCTCTAGTTTGATGATTGGAATATAACTTCTTAGTCCAACGAAATTCATCTAGATAAGTAGCTACAGAACTTCCTCCTTCGGGTATAACACCTAACTCATCCAGAATCGGTGCATATTCTTCTCTCCCTACAGCACGTCCTGGGCCTTCTGGTAAGAAATCTAATCCACTCACTACTGCTTTATCTAACGGCTGGAATACAGCATTAGCAGTCTCCCTAGATCTAGCTACTAAATCTCTAAGAAGCCGACGTTCTGCCGAACCAGACTCAAAAACAGTAGTCATATCTCTAAATAAAGTTAAATCACATTCCCAGCCAGCATTTTGTCCATATTTACAATGAACAGAATAAACCAACCATACTTCATTTGCGATTCCTTCTTGGGAAATGGATACATTAACCCTATCACCTGCTCTTAAAAACAAAGGACGTTTGAATAATGAATATACGGGAGACTTACTAATTCTAATCTTACATTCTCTAAAAGTACTTATAGCTCCAGGCTTAAATTGCTCTAAAAGAGCACGTGCTCTAGTCTCACATTGTAAAGAATTACTTAAAGAAGAATCATCAACCAAACGTTCCTTAACTAACCCATAAGTCGCAATACTAGTTGCGTCCTCCGCCACGCCATATGCACCACTACGTCCTCTAACACTTACTTTATTAACAAATTCAATGGGCTTATCGTTTAAAGAATAAGATGAAATTACATGAGTTTGATCACCATCATTCTCATCTTCTGATAAACTCAAACCATAAGTAGCTGGATCTGAATGTCTAACAGAAGTTACTCCAGCAATAGTACCTACTTCCATGCCAGGATGCCAAAAATTAGGGCCAACAAATCCTTGACTTATCTTGGCGGCAGAAGTAGCTGGAGTACTAGTATTAGTAGCTAATCTAGCCCTTACGTAATAAGCAGTCTTGCCAAAACTTTGATCGGTAGCATTAGCCTCTTTAACTCCTGGCTGACAAGTTTTCCAACTAAAAGGTTTATCAAAAGTTACTTCACTAAGCCCACTACGAGTGAAATCACCAGTTTCATCAAATTGAGTTATAGTAGTCCAAGCATCAGTTGTTTCCCCTTGAAAATATTCGTACACAATACCAGAATATCCAGCAGACGATGAACTCAAGACATCAGTAAGATTTAAACGAATGGCTGAAAAAGGTTCATCCATACCGAAGTAAACAGCGTCCCCAATCTGTCCATTATCCACCGCATAAACTTTCTCAGGAACAACCGTCCCCGCTGTTCCAGCAGTTGTTACATTTACTGCAATAGAAAATGTAGTCGTGCTTAAAACAGTTACGATGTGCGTACCATTAATACTCGGAGTTGAATTCGATCCAGTAATAACAACTTTATGACCTGTAGTAAGTCCATGAAGAATAGTTGGAACGACAGTACCAGCACTACCAGCACTGGTAACAGCTACTGGAATAGTAAAAGTTGTCGTTCCAGTGACGGTTATTTCATAAGTACCATTTATACTAGGGGTAGAGTTACTATTGGTAATAACTACGAAATCATCTGTAGCCATCCCATGAGCCGCAGAAGTCGTTATCACGGTTGATGCCGCAGCAGTATTAGAACTAATAGTTAAACTCGCTCCATCAGTCGTCACAACAGTAGGATTCGCTAATGTATTACTTACTACACGTAAACTGGTTCCAGAAGTAGTTGATGAGATTTCCTGACTATAATCTGTAAATTTCGAACCAGCACTAGCCGAAGTATCATACCTATAGCAATATTGAATATCTCTCGTAGCTGTAGTTCCTTGAACAGTAGTATTGGCGTTGTAAACCCAAGGCTCCTTCCCTCTAGGAAAATACTTAAAAATCCCAACAGGGGCCGTTTTAACATCTCGAAGCATAGCTGCATTAGTAGGAGTACCAGAAACTATATAACAACGTACCCAGTACAAAACTCTACTACTAGGCGGGTTAGTCCAAGTAGATATACTTCCAGTATTCCCAGCATTAGTAACATTTATAGGAATACTAAAAGTATTAGCAGAAACTTTAGTAATAGTATGAATACCATCTATAGATGGAGTGGAATTAGACCCTCTAATAAAAATTCTGTGTCCCGTTTCAATATTATGATTAACTGTAGAACCACCAGCAGTAGCAGCTGAAGTGATAATAGTAGGATTCGCCGCAGAGATACTATTAGTACCTACTCCACTGGTATACTTCATAGTTTTATAAGAGCGGCCTGATACCATATCACTATAAGGATAATCATCCTGCATGTGGAATTTTACATATTCCGTCTGCGCTACATCAAAATTAAATGCATCAGACCCAGTAGCATAAAAATTATCTGTATCCCAACGTATATTCAGATTATATTCATTAGTTACATCAGATGACCCAATATCTAATTTCCAAGCAGCATCTCCTGTAGCTCCCATGGCTTCAGAAGCCGTTATACGGTTATTGCAGACCACATGTCCGGCAGTACCAGCGATTGTTACATTTATAGGAATAGAAAAGGTAGTCGCACTAATTGCCGTAACTGTATGTGTACCATTTAAAGAAGGAGATGCATTAGAATTAGAAATAGTCACAGAATCGCCAGTAGTT